TAACAGCATTTCTGTACACTTGCCCCGTGCCGGTCCTGTAGTTTACATCAGAAACGCCAATAGTCTTAGCCGCCAACTGGTCTACATGTCTCATATTACCACCCGCAGCACTCTGGTTAGTTCGGGGGTCGTAGAAAGTTCCGTTACTTCTGTAAAACCCGTCGATGCGGTTGTTGGATACAAAGACACCCCCGTTACCCTCAATACTCGTTCCAGTATGGGCTTTGGTAATGTCGTAGCCCCTTGTGGGGTCGTTTCCTTGGCTCAGTCTATCCAAAGCCACTATATGCTCTCGACTCAAACCGTTGTAGTTTCCTGTGTAACTGCTTTTGCCGTGTTCTCTTGTGACGCCAAACCCACTGCCGGTTAACATAGCAAAACCCGTGTCCATTCCAGCTAGTTGACCATACTGAGAAAGAGCGTTGGAGTATGCCCTGTTAGACGACATGTGTTTATACTGTATGGTGTGAACCGTATCTGCAAATGCGCCAAGCACACCAGCGGGTCTAAAGCTGGCGTTTCCAAACGCGTTTGTTACGGTTTCTCCGCCAATAAATCCTGCTGCTGCGGCACCCGGTAAACCGCCTAAAACGGACATGACGCCCCCAGCAATCTTTTGATTGTCTTTAGTCGTCAACTCTCCGTCTACAAGCCTGTCGAACATACTTTTTGCTTTGCCCGGTGAGGCTTTTATATCCTCTACACCTCTTTTAGCACTTCCCGATACTTGCTTTCCAAACTGAATATTACTAAAGTCGCCATCAACCAAAGGTTCAATTACATTTTGTGCAAGGGACGAATCAAAAGAAAAAACACGGTCTGTTTTTTTGTTAGAGTTTAGGTAATCCGAATAAGTATTAAAAGTGGTGCCACCTAAAACAGGGGGTGCGCCCCCATCGTAAATTGTGGGAGTGAAACCGTATTCACCACTAAGTGTTTTTCCCGAAAGAATATCTGGGGGGCCATCGTCGTCATCGTCGTTAGAAGTAGATACGTCAGGTGTAAATTGTTTTAGTTCTGTAAGGTCATCATCAACACTAATGCCCGTGTCTTCTGCCAAATCAGGCATACCCAAAGAAGTCGAATAAAAATCAACAGGAGAACTTTTATACACAGACTCGCTAACAGTTTTCTGCCCTTGAAAAAAGGAAACTGGCTCGTCTGCGTCATCTATTCCTATGTCAACTCTATCAACCATTCTTTACAATTGCCTCGTGATTATCTTTAAGTTTGAGGAGTGTTTCCAGTAAAGCCGCTTTCCCCTGCATTTGGCGCAGTTCCGACTCCGATTGTGCCGTTACCAGAGCCTTGAACGTCTGTTCCTTCAGGATTAGGAGATACTCCTCCAACCCCGCCCATATCTGCGGCTGGGTCAGAAGGGGGGCCACCAACTTCGCCTGTTCCTTGTTGTACATTAGCCATCATTCCTTGTAACATCTTTGCGTAGAGTTGCGCTTCGTTAGCATCGTTGACTAGGCTATCGGGGTCGATATCCTGTGAGATTGCCAATTCGCGCATCAGGTTTGGTATCTTGATAAACGGGGCCAGCATCGGGTTAGCAACTGTTTGCAACAGGGATGTCAGACGCTGTGTCCGGACTTCTTTTTGCATAACTGCAGCCACGCCACGCGGCTTGATTTCAAGGTCACCTTGTATGTCCTCTGCCTCTTCGTTGAACTGCATGTTCCATTGAAAGTATGCCTCGCCCAAAGGTTTCAGTAGCATGTCATCAATGTTCTTAATTACAGTTTTCATCGACAGGCCCGCTGAACCCATCAGCATAGATAGACCTGCAGCGGTTCGCCCTGTTCCTGTTATGCCCGTTTGTCCGTGCATAATAGACGGGATACCCGTTTCTTCGTCGGCAAGCTGGCGGCTCACCTGATACATCTGCAGGTTTTCACCCGCTGTGTTTGGGAACTTGAGGCCGTTGATAGCCGTTCCTGTAACACCAGACTGGCGTCGGAAAATCTTTCCGGGGAAGATGTCCATGTTTTGACCGGGTACAAGGCTGGCTTCATCAACGTCAAACACAAGGTTGCCAGCAAGAGCGAGATTGTCGATTGCCATACGAACGTGGCCGTTCATTAGCTTTTGGGCGTCTTCCATGTTTTCTGCTACGCCGACACCCCACAACTGATAGGGGTTAACCTCGTAAGGAAATACTTGGAAAGGAATGCGGGCGGGGGTGAATGGGTTTAAGACGCAGCGTAGCACCATTGTGCCACAAACCCATACGTTAACCTGCACCTCATCGAACTCCGACATATCCTCTGCACCCTCTAGGCCCGCTTCTTGTGCAAGCTTCGAGTCGAGTACACCCCAGTATTCTAGGACTTCATAGCGGTTGCCTTGATAGAAAGGCTCAGTCTCATCCTCGCGGATGGTGTCCTCGTAGTATTTGTCTTCGTAGTTTGGACCTTTGGCTAGGCACTCTTCTACCGCCTCCGCAATAAAATGCGGACGCTTGACCAGCGAACGAAGCTGCTGGCGATTCATGCGGTGACGCTGAATAACGTATTCGCAATCGTCGATGCTGGTAGCAGACGGGTCTGGGTGAAAATCCCAACAAGATACCATCTCAACTCGTGGGACACTTTTTTCTTCGGGGACATAGTTACGCTGTCCGTCTTCGTCTCGCTCCCACTTGTGAACCCGTTTGTAAAAATTAAACGGGCCTTTAACAATGCCTGTACCTAGCAAGCACGACTCGAATACTGAATTACGCAACACATTTACTGCGTTGGTATCTAGCAACTGGTCGTGGATAGTCTTCTCCATGCGTTGAGCCGCAATCTTGGCGGGTTCAATCTGGGGTTCTCCCATCTTGGCCCGGCCTTCAGCGAGGGGCAATTGCCCGTATTCGCTCTGTAAGCCTCCTAGAAAGGCTTTAGGCTCTTCTGCCTGTAGTGCCCCCGGAGCAAGTTCCCTACCGTCCCCAGCAAAGCCGTAGGGGTCTTGTGGGCCACTTTCATCTAGGGGTGTCTCCATGTGGGCAAACTCCGCAATGCCTTCGGGCACGGGAGTTGATTCCACAACTAAGGGAAACTTTTTGTTGGCAAACAGAATATCCACAATCTGACCAAAAGCGGCAAGCACCTTGGTCTTAGTAATGCGGATGAATACCTGTGACCGTTCAGAATCACGATACTGGGTTGTTGAGTCGTAGATGCCACGGAAGTTTTTGTAGGCTTGAAGCCACTTCTGTTCGTGGGAGAACCGTCCGTTCTCCGCATCTTGGAACTTGCCCGTTACGTATGAAGCAAGTCCCGGCATCTGTTCTTCTGGATTCACTAACCCAATAGTGGTATCGTCTGCTGGTTGGAGAAAGTTATCTTCAGACATATAAAGTCCTAGCTAAAGTAGTTTCTGTCGTCAGCCATCTTGTTAAATGAAGCTTCTACAGTAGGCTTTGTAGATTTCTTAGGCATAGCTTCTGCTAGGCCACCTAGATTCTTAACTGCAGTATCAAATCCGGGCTTTTCACGGTAGAGCGTTGATGCGCCTTCGTCCGTATCAACACTAACTTTGTCAGAGTTCATAATGTACGATGCGCCATAGTTGTAGTTATTGCCGGGCATTTCTGCCTCCTTATGGTTTTATGGTTGTGGTACGAAGCCTTGGTTAGCAACGGGGGCGGCTTCGGGTTCCCTGTTGCGTTCTACGAATCCTGCATCTTGAGTTGCAATACGGGCCATTTGTTCGGCGGGGCTTTCTTCCTCAACTTCGCGGGCGGGGATGAAATCCTGACCTGCAAACGGTCCGGGGTCTGTTCCTTGGGCTTCTATGTCCCGTGACAAACCCCGCATTTCTTCTTTTTGTCCTTCAATTGGTACACCCAAAGAAGGGTCAACAATTGCTGTGGCTGCTGTTGCCAATGCTGCCGGGGCTTTAGCTGCAAGCATGGCTGCTTCCATAGCAGTGTCCCGTGCCATCGCCGCGCCAGAACCTTCAGGGTCGCGCAGGGCTTCGTAAGCAGCAGCACCGCCTACGGCTGTGAGTCCTACCTTCAGGGTTTTACCCAAAAATTTATTTAAGTCAAATCCCGCACCTTTTAATTTATCTTGAAGGTCCGGACTTAGGTCATCTAGGCTTTTGGGTTCAGGGGCAGCTACCGTGGGTGCAGCAGAGGGGGCTACTGTTGTTTCAGGACGAACAACATCCGTCTTGGGCTTTGGGGCAAAAACCTTGGCTTCCAAGGAACCCATTGTCACAGGAGCATCGGCAGGTTCAAACTTGGGAAGAAGCTGGCTAGATGTAAAATCTGTGTCGTAAGAAATTCGCTGGCCTTCAGGCGGTTGCATTCTTGTTGGCAACTCCTGTGTCTGAGCATCAAACAACCACGCATCTATTGTGTTGGGGACATCTGTAGCAGCTTGACCATAGAAGCCGGGACTTGGATTGTAGTACAAATCCGAAGCACCGCCGCCTTTGGCAGTAGTGCTAATAGCACGGCCTTGTGCTGCTCCCACCTTACCGCCCTGTCCGGGAAATTCATTTAGAGCCAGAGTGACCCACATACGTCGCAAATCGTAGGCTTCTGAAATATTGTTTAATTTTTTACCCGTTTCATGGTCAGTCATAATTCCGGGAACTTTAATCAACTTAGCAACGCGGGTCATCTCTCCTTTGCCAATCGGAGAGCCGTCCGGGTTTACAAAAAGATTGCGGTCATTGGCTTGACTTACATTCAATGCCTGTTGCATAATACTGTAGGTACGTGGCCCAATTGCAACATTTAAATTTTCATCCATCTTAACGCCGGGGGTATCGGTATCAAGAAAGAAACCCCATGCTGCACTACGCTTTTCAGGTGCTTGCAAAGCACTTGCTGGGGCATTCATAATCTCTCCGGTACGAAGACCCATGTGGGCTTGTGCCGCAAGAGCCTTCACAATACCTATATCCTTTGGATTATTCCGGCCATACTCATCTAACTTAGCAAGCCACTCACCCATCAAACCGGGATTAAAACTAAATCTACGTGCTTTTGCTAGGGGCTTGTCAGGACGAACAACCCGACCAGTAGCCATCGGCATACCTTCAGGATACAATTCCTGTAAGACACCTGCCCGTTGTAACTGCTCATTGATGTGAAATTCAATGGCACCGACTTGAGAGTAGATGGTACGACGTGCGTTTACTGTGTCGTTTATTTCGTAGGCTTGAACAAGAGGATTAATCTCATCGTCGGCAAAAGTATTTACAAAGTCTATGGCGGGGCGGTCTAGGTAATCTTTAAAAATAGGGGCAAACTTAGTGTCGCCCGTAAATGTTGCCATAAACTTTTTTGCACCACCTTCGGCTTTAGACCTAGCAGCATGAGCCTCTGCGATTTGACGCAAAGTAGCCGTGCGCGGGTCTAAATTTTCCGCAAGGGGTTTGTAGCTAGTACCTGTTTGTAAATTCTTCGGTGCCATTTAGTATCCAAAGGTTGCATCGTAGGGCTTAAAGGTCTGGTCCTTTATGCCTTGCAGTTGTTTGTGTATTGAGGTATAGCTGCTGGTTCGCGTCATAACCATATAACGCAACGCATCGTAGGCATGGTCCTCTGCTCTCGTGTCTACATCTTCGCTGTTTGTTTTAGAGAGTGGAATGCCCGATAGCTGTGCAATGATATGCTTACAAGTCGAAAAAATCCGCATTCGTGGTTCGTTAGAGTAGGGGTCGTCAGCAAGCCGCCTGTGCAGTTCCATTTTTCCTTGTAGACGGTTGCGGTCTGAGGGAGTCCACCTAACACCAGCCCGCATCATAGTTTCTGCGATTGACGGGCCGAATCCGGTCTTATTCCAGCATGAGGAGTCAAGGACTGTGTAGTGTGGTTGTGGGTCCAACTCCTCACATTCTAATATTCTATCAGCTAATTGTTCTGCTGTCAAGTGCTTTACGTAGAGTTCCCGATAAATCCAAATGTTGTTGTCCCAGTCGATTGCACCCCACAGAACACACGACGGGCTAGAGTACCCGTAGTCAGCAGCACGGATGCGGGGCCAATTGGTTGGCAACTCCCACGGCTCGACAACGTGACGTACTCGTGAAAACTCCGGGAAGGCGGCTCCCTCCGCTACATCCCAGTCCCCTTCTAAGAGTCGTCTACGCTCGACTTCTGGGAGTGACCGAAGCATGGCCTCGTATTGGCCGTCTGCCATCAGGAAGGGGTTGTCAGTCAGCCGTGCGGGAACAAACTTGCGATAGAACAGCGGCTGACCTGCCTTGGCGTGGCCGTCGGGCCACACAAATGTTTTTCCGGTGTCTAGGTCTTTTGCACCAAAAGCGATATTTGGTTCGTGAGCGTCGATGTACATCTTCTTGACCCACCAACCACCCACTCCTCCGGGGTTGGCTGTGCAGCGCATGCACAGGTGTTGCTGGAGTTCAGGGTCAGTAGAACGAAGGCGAGAACGTAGGTAATCCCAGACGTAGCTGGATGGGTACTGTGTGATTTCATCTACGCCAATCCAATTGAAAGCCTGTCCTTGAAAGCGAGTTACATCCTTGTCTCTGTCTAGGTAGGTAAACCAGAGGGTTGCCCCGGAGGGGAACACCCACGTTGATTTTGCTTCGCGCCATATTGCGCCGGGGAAAGCCTTGGGGTATAGTTGTTTGGCTTTGTCTATTAGTTCTGTTAGTTCGTCGAGAGTACGGCGAAGAAGAAGGCCACGATGGTTGGGATTATGGCAGTAGCGCAGCGGGTCAGCAAGGAGTGCGAAACTTTTGCCACCGCCAGCGGCACCCCCATACAAAACATCCTGCTCACTTGCAGAAAGAAAATCTTCTTGGGGTCCGGGATTGGGACGGAAAATAACAGGGGAGCCATCTACTAAGTCCTCTACAGCAGGGGGTAGGTAGGCCAAGTCACCTTGGTCTATTACCCGTGTCTTTTTACCCTTGAGGCCGTCCTCGACCTTTTTGGCTGTTTCCTTTAGGGTCTTGACCTTTTTCTTCTTGGTCTGGGCTTTGGACTCCTGACGTGCTGCTGACTTAGTTGCATTACGCAGACGAGCCTGTACGGAACGCCGTGCCCGTTCCCGGTCAGATATTGCGTACTGAGCCGTGGGCTGGTTCGGGTCTTTCTTGGGGCGTCCCGGTCCACGGGGCTGGTCCAATGTCGCTGGGTCGGGGGGGACAAGGACACGTTTGCGGGGTTTAGTCGCCATTACTGTTTTCAGAACTTCTCGAAGCTGCGCGGCCACGGTGCTTTCTTGAAGCGCCTATCATGTCGCTTATTGACTTGGAAAATTCAGTTGGGCTTATTCCCTCTGGAACACGCATAGCATCCCCTAGTTCTAACGCCTTTTCTATGGCTTCACTTGCAGACAGTCTAATTAATCCGTCTTGTCCCATTCTTATTGTAGGGGCAATGTAAGAAACTCCATCTTGTTCAAAGTCAAGAGTGCGAACTGTTTCGTTTGCATCGGTGGTGGGTGTACTTGGATTCATAGCCCGCTTTAACCACGCTGGTTTTTGGTCAGCCATCTATCACGACCTCTTTCTTTGGTGGCAGCAGGACGACGCCGTGGACTGCCTGTACGTTGTGGTTGATTGTTTCCTGTTTACCCAGACCTACGCGGTTCAGGATGGCTTCAGCAGCCTTCATACGGAGTTCATCCCCTCGTTCGATGTCAGGAGCATTCACAATGTCAACTATGCGGTTGGCAGCGCGGAGAGATTGGCCCGCCAGCATGGTGCGGGTACGGTCTACAATCTCATCAGCAAGGCGTTCGCGTAGCCACGTCACAGAACCGGGGGCATACCCCGCAATGTCGGCAGCTTGCCGAACGTTACCGCCGTTATCGAACAGGGCATCCAAGAATGTCTCCTGTTTGTCCGTGAGGGCGGGCTTGCGAGTGCTTGTTTGGGGAAGAAGATTCATTACACACCTGCTACTTGTTGGCACCTGTACCTAACCTCGTAGGGTTGAGGCACAATGAAGGCTACATCGCGTATCATTTCAACAACACGCAACTCACACGCCTCCTTCGTGTGGTAGGGACCCCGGGTATCGTGCGCCTCTAGGCACTTTTGTCCAATATTTAGGGAACATATCAGTATTACGGCTGCAAACATGGGGGATTTCTTTCGTATATCCCTATATTTTAGGGATATTTAACGTTTGTGTCAACAAAAAAATAAAAAAGGTTGACAAACGGGAATTTTGTTCCTACAATGGACTCTAGTCCGCCGGGGTAAATCCCCTGTATACCCCCGGTACCCCGCCGGTACCCCTAAAGGGGTTGCTGACAAGACCCGCCCCGGTTCCCCGCCGGGGTTTTTTTGTGGGTTGCCCTAGGGGAGTTGCAAACATACCTGTATGGATAACCTATTTACCCCAAAAATATGCCGGGTTTGCATAGCATATGTCAGGGGGGTGGGGTGGCCCTTGCGTACGCCCGCGCACAGCCATTTTTTTATCCTTGTTTGTCACATCGCCGAAACCCTACGCCCTCGCTGCCGGTAACCCAAGGCACCCCGCACCCAACACCCCGTAACATTGCGCCCGCCCGCGCCCGCGCGTGGCTGTTTTGTCTCGTTTAATGTGGATTTAACAACCCCCGCCGGTGGCCTTCGATGTCATAAAGTATAGCACCCCGCAGATATTCCCCGCCGGATTAATGCAAGAAATACAACCACGCCCGCCTAATATTAAAGGGGAACCCAAAGACAAACCCCCGCCACCATTTTCTGATGACGAGGGCAAGGGAGGAATGCGCGGTATTGGCCCCCCGCGCTGGG